TTAGGTTTCGTCTCCACTAAACAAACCGCCAACAGGTTTGAGTTCAATATCTTGCTCCTGCCGTTGTGCATATTGCTCATACGGCGAACACGTGACATAGAAGTTGGATGCGCCTCGAGACAGCTGGACGAGGCAATCGTCCAGATATTCCATCTTGACGCCCAACTTATTTAGGAATCCGTCATCGAGGTAAGTCACACCGCGCGGTGTGACAACCTCAAAATGCACGTTGACGTGTATCGAGGTGGCTTTGTGCCAACGTTCCACGGCAGAGACATAGATACTTTCTGAGTTCGCCAGTGGGAACCACGCAGGAACGGTGCCTACGTCATGATAAGACTCATTCCCGCAACCAGAACCCGTACAGCCAGAACCACTAGAACCCATGACAGAACCAGGCGAACCACTTTGACCAGGACGAGCTTGACCTTGCGAAGTCGAAACGCCACCTTGCTGCGAAGTTTGATGAAGCTGCGTTCCTTCCGCAGTTGTCGTCTCAGAATCAGAAACCATACCAATAAGCGCATAAACTAAGTACCCAAATGAAAGCACTACCAGTGCCATAGCTGCTAAGAATTTCGGGTTAAGAAAGATGTTCTTTCCAAGCCCCGATTTAGTGATTTGCCCCGTGACAGTCGAGGCGTAGAGTAGGTGGACATCAAGCGGCACCTTGAGGTTATAAACCACATCGTCTTTGCTTGGTTTGGTGACCGTTCGAGTTGGGTCATGTTCCAAGATGCGCGGTTTACGGTTGGAAAAGAAGATCCCATCTTTACCCTTATGTTGCTTGGCCAACTCCGCAACACCTTTTAACTCTTTCGGGATTTGTGCAAAGTCAGGCGTGAGCAACACAATGTCCCAGTTGTAGTGCCGGTGCTCCATAAAGGCGTTGTTAAAGTTCTCGGGATAGATGATGCGTCCTTGCTCATCAAAACGTGTGCGCTGGCAATCGTCTATCTCGCCATTATCCAAACTGGACGTATCAATCGTTAGCCAACGAGAGTGAAACAGCTCAGAGAATCCTTCCGGTAAGTGAGGCTCAAAGTCAGTGAAAGGGCGCTTGTGTATGTTCGCCATTTTGAAACCTGCATTGACCGAGAAGATTTGCTGACACTCATCAATGAGGATGAACGCCCCAATGGGTGCCCAACAGAAGAAGTATTTCCAAAGCTCGAAGCCTTCAGGATTGCGAGAGCTAATGCGAATGAGCCGAGCCGTATCAGGAAACTTTTCACCAAGGCGTTGTTCAATCACTTCAAGTGGCTGCATGCCATGAATGTTCGTAATGCAAATTCGACCTTCACGCAGTGCAGGCAGTAAGTCAAACCACACGGCGCAGGCTGATTTGTAAGAGCCACCGTGACCGTATCGAAATGAAGTAGCCATTCAATCACCAGTTAAAGAAACGCATAACTAAAGACGTAGCGAACGCATCAAAGATGACACGTAGCCCAGAGGTGACGCCGTATTCGGTCAAGATATAACGGACGTCAGAGGGAAGCGCATTAAAGCGGTCTTCGACAAGCGTATAGACGCCATATTCTTCGAGCAGCAGCTGCGCAATCTTGAGCGCGATTTGTATCGAGGCAATCTTGATATCAAGCCATACCGAGATAAGCCACATCGCGCCGTATTCAAACGCGTTCTTTATCCATTCAATCGCCACATCAAAGAAGTCGAGAAAGGTTTGCCCAATGTTGGCAATAAACTCTAATGCTGAGTAGATGTATTCCATGTTATTTACTCCGATTACCAAACAGAACCCAAAGGGCGATTAAGGCACAAATGAACAGCACGACAGGGCGCACATAACCCGATACCGCATCAAAACGCTGTAGTCCTGATTCAACGGTTGCGCCTTTGATGTTAAAAGACTTGTCGCTTAATGTGCCGCTGTTGAAGTTGGTGCCGATAGTGATTAAACCTTTAATGTCGTCCACATAGCCTTGGATGGATTCGGCTTTTTCATCTATCGTGGTTTGCAGGTTGGCAAAGTCTTCTGCCGTGAAGATTTCACCAGTGATAGCGGTGCCCGTAGGTGTGCCAAACTCTGAGCCAGTCAGTAGACCCTCAATCGCATTCAAGCTGCTATCGAGTTCGCCCATGGAATCACCAAGCCCTTTTAAATCGTTACGAATACCAATGGTGGCGTTGGTATTGTTGTTCACCGCCGTAGTGATATCGCCGTTGGCCTGTTGGATGAGTGCCTTGGTGTTGTTATAAATCTTGTTGTCATTGATTTGCTGCTCTTGAATGGCTTGGGTGTTATCGACCAAAGAGCCTTTCACATCAATCACCGCGTTGGTGATGTCAGCGTGTGATTGGTTGATATCGACGTTAAGATCATGAATGCCTTTGTTCACATCCACGTTAAGCCCTTTAATAGCAGAAAGGACTGCCGTGTCTGTCGATTCATCCGTATCAGGGTCTTCTACATCCGGTTTATCATCAACGACACCGGGATTGACCGTGTTGGTTGAATCATCGGGTAGGACACTTGGGTCTTCAATCTCTTCGGTTGGGTCATCGGGGTCATGGGTTGGGTCTTCTGGCGTATCCGGTGGAATGATGGGTTCATCAGGCCCATTCACACCCCAGAAAAGTGTGCCACCGTCACACTGACGACCAGTGTAAGCAAAGCGCAGAGAGCATTGAGAGTCGGGCGTGTACTGTCCATCAGGAACGCCAGTACAAATAATGGTGGATTCGTTTTTGGTCACTTCGCATCGAGTGGCACCGTAGTCTCCGTAGCACGCGCCTGTCACCAGTTCACCATATATGGCAGGGTGCCAATGCAATTTCACCGTATCACCAATGGACTGTTTGAACTGGCAAGCATCCATGCAGGTGCCGTCAGGGTTCTTTCCATATTCACAAACCGATTTACAACGTAAGGTTGAAGGGTCAAATTCGCTATTTTCTGGACAACGAACCTCAGAATAAGAAAGACCGAGTCCATTATCACAAACTGTTTGATAGGGATCGCGAGCATTAGCATATGATGTCTTCTCAAATGTGCATGAGTCGAAATACCCAGTATCCAAAAAACAAGTATTTACCTTGTAAGGGTCAACCCAATCACCTTGAGAGCCACAACCCCTCATTTGCATATGACTAATACGCGCTTCTAAAGCATACGTATGATGACTAGCGCATAGAATAACAAGGGCAATAAAAAAACGGAGATAGTGATTCATTGTATAAAACCAATAAAAAAGGGAGCCGAAGCCCCCTTTATCCGTTGATTAGTGAGTATTGATGCCACTCACAAAGCCGTGGAGGAATGCCCCCGCAAAGGCAACACCTAGAACGATAGCGAGAACATCTCCAAGTAAATTACCCGATAAAGGAGGCATAGAGGTGAACCGTTAGCGACGTAAGAAGCCAACAACCATGGTCACACCAAAGCCCAGTGCAGCCATACCAATCAGCCCCGCCACAACCAGTGATACGTTAGCTTGACCACCGGATACCGCAGAGTTGATTGCGCCCGTGATATCGACTTCAGCGAACGCCGGAGAGACAGACGCGACCATAAGAGCAGCGCCAGCTGCGGTCTTTTTGTTTACTACTGCGTGTTTTACGTTATTTACAACAAGTTCTAGTTTTTTCATAAGATTTACCTTTTACTCATAAGGCGAACAACACGACCCACCCAGTGACCAACGACCATGTTGATCAAGAGCACGCCACTGACATACAGGAACAAGTCACCGTTGAAGAGGACTGGTTCCTTATATTCTTGGTAGTCCACCGCCGAAATCAGCACGTATTCTTGGCAATCCGCAACAGGCGTTTTCGTTGCTTTCAAATTGCCATACTGGTTAACGACGGTGACGCATACAGACATTTTTTAGCCTTGAACGGGTTTCATTGAAGCCTCGAAGTGCTTCTTAATTTCTTGGTCGACTGGAATAAGCTCAGTCACGATAGCGCCCGCTAATGGGTCTTCTGGATTAATCTCCAAGCGCAATTGGTATTCGCGGCGAGGAACAAGAGCACCAGTGCGCTCAAGAAGCAGGGCATATTCATGGTCAATCATCAAAGGTTGATCCCATTGGGGATTCACATCACCCGATTCACCGATAGTGCGGCGTTTGAATTTCTCCGAGTTGATTTCACGTAGAGGACGTGACACGTTCAGTTGAGCACTGTCGCCACGTGCTGAGTTCCAAGTGATATCCATGCCAAGTACAAAAACGGATTTAGCCATTTGTTAAGTCTCCAATATGTGAGTCACCAACTTGCCGTAGGTATCGGGGAAGGTGAATTTAGTTCCATCACGGACAAGGGAACCGACCACGGTTTCAATGTCGCCCTCATGGAATTCGATTAAAGAGTTCAGAATTTTCCCGTACTGGCGACGCATCCAGTGCGCAGAGGCCAACAGGTCTAACGCCGCGCGTTTAGTCGGGACAGGTTTGGTATTGAATTTCTTTGCAGTAGAAATTGACGCAGCAAAATCATTGAGCGCGGCATACGCGCCAGCTGGATTCAGCAACACATCAACATTCCATTTTTTCAGCTCGACTTCAGAGCGGTACCAGACAAGACCCGTGTTCGCGAGTTTCTGCTCAAGAGCCTTGTTGTAGATACGCCAGTAAATGCGCGAGGTACGCGAACCAATCGAGTATTGCTCTTTGGTGTAAATCGGTTTGCCGTCTTTGCCGATACTGGCAATGGTCATATCTTCATGAAGTACAGGACCACGGCCACGTTCTGCGGTGCGGAAACAGTCGTCACGCCACGCCTTGTAAGCGTATTCGCAATCGAAAATCCCGTCGTAATCGTCATAGGCCAAGTCAACACGCGCCAGAGTTTGCACACCAAGCACATTGGTCAGCCAGTCATGCAGCGACCACGTAGGACGACGGGCAAATACATGCTTGCATCCCGTCCCGTTGATTTGGAAATGCACCGTGTCATTGTTACCGCCGATACCAACGAAGCCGCAGAAGTCCTCACCATCTGGCGAAGTCAGTTTCATGGATTCGGTATAGAACTGGAAACCCAAACCGCGAGGCGCAGACAGCGACAAACCAAGCACTTGGTTGGTGAAGATGCGCAAGCAGTCTTCCAAGTAATTGCGATAACAGATATCAAATGCTTTGTTGTACGCATCAATCTCGTCGGAAGTCTGAGCGACCGTCGGATTAAACACAGGTGGAGCAGGGAACTTAGGTGCACGACAGTGACGCTGTAACAGTCCAGATTTGGCAAAGCCTTTGTATTCCTCATGCTTGTGCAATCGACGAACCGCATCGTGACAATGACGTAAGTCTTTCACCGCAAAAGTAAAACACAGGTAATCAATATGAACGCTTTGCTCATCGAAACTTTTAAGGATGTTAGTTGCAGTAGTCATCGAACACCCCCATATTGATACGTTGTTCAACGGTCGTGTTGGTGATGGACACCAACTCATAAGAAGCGAACTGAGACGAAGCCCAAGACTCAAGATGAGACATGGATTTAAGCAAATCCCATTCGTCGCAACCTTTGACCAACACAGACACCGTGTAGTCAGGCAGCAAGTCGTAATAGATGATTTGAGCTTCGTTCATGGATTAAGCCTCTGAACTAGGCTTGGTGACGCTGTCACAGCTTTGATTGTTTTGGTTTTCAATCTGTGAGTTAACGGCGTGAATTAATCGACGAGTCATTTCACAATCAGCCAGTGCACGGTGCGCCGTTAAGTCAGACACATCAACATTCTGTTGAGCGCAAGCGTTGGAAAGTGATTGCCACTTGTAATCTTCATGGTGTTCATTCCAAACACCAAAGAACTCTGCATACCAAAGCATTGCACACTGAGGAACACAGAACTTGAAAAACAAATCGTAAACGGATTGGACGTAAGCAGCGTTACAGTGCTTATCCAAAGATTGGATAATTAAGCGCGTATCAAAATCTGAGTTGTAGATGATGATTGGACGACCGTTAAGAAGCGGAAGAAAATGGTTTGAGAAGACTAAGTGAAAGTCGGGTGCATCCTTAACGTCTTCATCGGTGATGCCATGAATAGCCGTTGCGTCAGCAGGAATCGAACATGTAGGTTTAACAAGTTCGTTCACGATAACTTTGCCAGTGTGAGCACAGATAGCAGTGAACTCAACAATTTCTGCGTCAGCGCCTAAGCCAGTAGTTTCTGTATCGATAATGATCGCATTTTCAGTAGAAAGTTTTTTCATTGCAACGCCTTGACTAGTTGAGAGAGCGACCGCCAAAGCCTAGCGCGAAAGCGTCAAGGGCAAACGCCCAACGCTAAGGCGGTCTGATACAGTAAATTCTGTAGTGATTAAATACAGATATTTCTGTACCGTCAACACAGCAAAATCTGTACTAAAAGACTAAAATCAGTCCAATAGCGTGATTAGAGGAAAAGCAGAAATGTACACAAACAAGCTCATTGATGCTTACAAAGAGCAAATGAACTACATTCAATACAAGCAGATTGCTCATGACCTAGGTGTAAGCCCTCAAATGCTCACAGAAGTAAGAAAAGGTCGAAGTTATCTCAATGAAAATCAGATACTTATGCTTGCTGAAACTATTGGTGAAGACAAAGAAAAGGCTCTGATTGGCTTAGCGATGGATAAAGCAAAAACGCACGAAGCGCAGACACTATGGCAGAACATAGGAAAAAAGTTTAACGGACTTGGATTATCAAGCATTTCAATGGCTTGTGCTGGATTAGCCTTAGTGATTGCAAGTCCTAAAGAATCACTATATCAGTGCGCATTATGTATATTATGTTAA